ATCGACAACAACCGCATCAAACCGTCTGCCCTACCGGATCTGTCGATGACGATTGTGGGTGTGGACCCGTCCGGTACCGGCCAAGGCGATGAGATGGGGTTGGTGGCCGCCGGTCAAGGCGTGGACGGCAACCACTACGTGCTAGCCGACTGGTCAGTGAAGATGGCTGGCCGCCCGGCTGCCCGCCGCGTGTGGCAACTCTTTGAAGAAGTCAACGCCGATCTAGTCATCTATGAGGACAACCTGGGTAAAGAGTGGCTGCGTACTGTCCTCCAAGACGCCTACAAAGAGTTCCAAAACGAAGGGGTATTTCCGCCGGGTGGGATTGCCCCCATGCGCCCGGTCACCGCCGTCAAGGGCAAGAAGCTACGTGCCCAACCCACCGCCATGCGCTACGAACAGAACAGAGTCAAACACGTCGGGGAGTTTGTCGAGCTAGAAGCCCAAATGACCTCCTGGGTGCCGGAAGAACAGATAGACAGCCCAGACCGAGTTGACGCCCTAGTTCACGCACAGGCGTATCTTCGTCAACGGGAACGCGGGCGCGCCACCATCGCAGTCCCCAAAGGCTTCAGGGCCAGCTAGAAGGAGAACCCCCCATGCTCCACCGCTACCACTACTACATAGCTGCCGCCATCCCATCAGGACACCTAGATGTGGTGCACGAAGGCTGCGACCAGTTCGTGTATGAGCAAACAACCCCCCAACGGATATCCATCGGTGAGCTAGTCAGGATCGTTGACGAACACGAAGCCACCTGCGACCAGGAGGACTAACCCATGGTTGATCTAATCGACGTTCTGTGTTCCACCTGCAACACCCCCATCACCATCACCGCCCACGAAGCCGTAGGCAGATGGCAGTGCGGCACCTGCGCCAACCTCCCCTGGCCACGCCAACTCCCCAACCAATCCACCCAAACCCGCATAACCGAACTATTTGACATCGCCACCGCCAGTGAACTAGACGGAACCCCCCACCAGTGGTGGCACCAATCCACCCGCGTGGAACTAATCAACCAAGCCCTACGCCTAGTCACCGCAGGCGTACCAGACGAACTAGCCATCTCCACCATCGTCAACTGCTGGGCCATCACCGGAAACGAATACGGAGACTAGGCCGTGGCCTACGTCATCATCGTCACCGGCTGGCGATACGCCACCTGGGAAAGGCACGCCCTGCTCATACAACACCGCCTGTATATGGCCACGGCCGGCTACGTCAGCGCAGACGTAACCCTCAAGCACGGCAAATGCCCCCGTGGCGGGGTAGACCTCATTGCTGACAAGATCGCCCGCGAGCGTGGCTGGAACGTCCAAGAGTTCCCAGCCGAATTCCGCAACGGCAAACTCCTAGGCCCCGAACGCAACCAACGCATGGTCGACACCGGCGCCGATATTGTGCTGGCCTTTCCCGGCCCCAGTTCACGCGGCACCATCGACTGCTTAACCAAAGCCATCAAAGCCGGCATAACAACACACACCTACCCATTAACTCGGTAACCCCAACACCCAACCAGAGAAGGAGACCCCCATGACCTGCGAACAATGCCTAGACGGACTCAGATGCGACGAACACGAACCACGACCCACGATAGAAATGTCCATCTGGGAACCCGAATACCGTTGCGAACTAGATCGCCTAGTAAAGGAGAACCATCAGCTACGGGAAAAGGTCGGCGCCATGAAGGCCATAGGCGACCAGATAATTGATCAGGGCACCGGTATTGGTGGGTATCTCGTCAACCGCTGGCAGGAAGCGTCCGGCAATGACTAGACCACCACCCAAAGACACCCAATGCGACGCCTACACCAACTGGCACCCCGACCCAGTAGGCCAACCAGTCGTCACCCGCTGCCCCAACAAAGCCACCGTCACCATCCCAAACACGCCGCCACTGAACACAGACGGATGGTTCTGCCAGCCCTGCGCTGCCAGCCTGAAGGCGAAGGGACATGAGTGACCAGGACATTGAGGCTTTGGTAGACAGCCTGTTTCCGTTCGTCACCCGCAACACTTACCTGTATGGCCGGTATGTGGAGACGGTGGATTTGCCGGAGGAAGACCAGGGTGAAACCTGGCAGCCAGTGCGGGTTGACGATACAGGTTAAGGCTGGTTACATGGGCAACATGACAGACACCCTCACCACCACTCAAGGATCACTATCAATCCTTGACCACACCGGAGACACCCGAATCGCCTGGTCAACCGACCGCCCCGACGAAGTAGAAGCAGCCCGAGACCTGTTCACCAAGTTCAAGGGCAAGGGCTACTTGGCCTACCGGGTTGAAGGCACCGGCAAAGGCTCTGTCCTCCGAGAGTTCGACCCAGCCGCAGGCGACATCATCATGTCCCCGCAGATGCAAGGCGGCTGACCCCGTTGCCCCTGCTTCAGTCCACAAACGCGACCACCGTCACCCCACAAGTGACGGTGGTCGCTACCACATGGGGAGGAACCGCCACCACGACCGTGACACCTGTAATCACCTGGGGAACAACAACCACAATCCAACTGTGGCCCTCACCAGAGAACGACCGGCGGGCAGCTGAGCGGGCGATTGCCAGGGCAGAAGAAGCTGCCCGGCCGGACAGGTTCACCCCGTCCCTACGGGTCGATGCTGCCCAACAAGAAGCCGCCCGCGCCCGCGCCATTGAGACCCTGATGCGACTACTCCCCGAGATTGAACAAGCCCGCTTCAGGGACCAGAGAGTGATCCGGGTATGTGGGTCAGCTGGCGGACTCTACGAGATTGAGCACGGCTACCAACGCAACGTCTACGGGCTGGCCGAGGACGGCACACGTACCGGTGAGCGGTATTGCGCGCACCCGCGCATGGACGGGGAGGATGGTCAACGGCTGCCATATGTGGATGCCATGATCGCTCAGTTGTTGACGATTCAGATTGACGAACCAGCGTTTTTGGCTGTAGCCAACCGGGGATAGGTGGTAGCCAGTCACACACTGTAACTGGTCCGATGGCTGTGACCAGCACAAACAATGTTACTGAGCGGTAGGGGTGCCGGGAGTCCCCGGGCCAACACCCAAAGATCACTACCCTACGTAAGGAGAAACGATGGGCATCGACAGCAAGTACGGCAAAGTAACCGTCGAGAAAGTACGCAAGACACCAATCGGGGAAGACGAACCAGTAATGGTGTTCCGGGCGCAAGACAAATTACTGCCACGGCTACTAGACCTTTACGAAGCCCTCTGCCGTGCCCACGGCAGCCCCGACGAACACATTGCCGCTATCGGAGTGGCCCGAGACAACGTAGTTGCATGGCAGGAAGCCGGCAACCATACCCAAATCCCCGGGTCATGACGCTCAGCCGATGCCGTTGCGATGGCCGGTATGAAGGCTGCACCCACGGCCACCGCTGTGATGAACCACCGTCACCAACCCGACCTTGGTGGCTGTGGTGTGAGCCCTGCAACTCCCGCCGGTTAGCCCACATCGATAAAGGGATGGAAGCGCTAAACGCGAGGTTCGGGAACCTAGCCGACCCGGTTACGGCCGAACAGGACGATGGGCCACACCAGATGTAACGCCAAAAACAGCAAACCCAAGGTGACAAGATTCAGATCACCCAAATGGGCGTGGAGCAAAGCGAGCAGGAAACACACCGCCGCGACAATAGCTAACATGCCACCCCGCATACCCACCCGCGCGTGACCTAACCTGAGCGCATGTGGTTTACCGCAATCATCTACACACTTGCCGTGGCCCGGGTGACCGGCTTCCTCACCAGCGACAAACTGATAGAGAAACAGAGAACCGCCCTGATTCGCCGCTGGTGTGGATCTGATCCGGAAGAAGACTGTAAATCTGTTTGGCCTTACCTTCTGGTTTGTCAGTGGTGTATGTCCATTTGGGTCGCCCCCCTTGCCGCCGTGTTGTGGTATTACTGCCCTACTTCGCCGCTTACTCTTATCCCTGCGATGTGGTTGGCTTTCTCGCAGGTGACAGGGATGATTAGCAGCGTCGGGAGGTAACCCCACTTATGGCCCGTATGCTGTCCCGCCGTACCGAATCCCCCCCGGAACCCAGCCGGGTTAGAGCCATTGTTGCCGCCGCTTCCCAACTGTCAATGGACGGCACCAGCTGGCAAATGTTCCGTCTGGGGGATCAGCGTTGGCAGGAAGAAGCGTGGCGCCAATACGACATCTGCGGTGAACTGCGGTACGCATCGAACTGGATGGCTTCCGCTATTTCCCGTTGTCGCCTCTACGTTGCCAAGATCGATAAGAATGGTAAGCCTGGGGAAGAAGTAAAAGACCCCAAGTTACAGATGATCGCTGAAACAGCGTTCGGGTCACCGGCACAAAAGGCTGAAGCGCAACGTCTCCTAGGCTCCCAACTGTATGTGTCCGGCGACTCCTACATTGTTGCTGAGGCAGTCGACAACGCTAAAGAAGACCGCTGGTATGTGGTTTCCAGTAGCGAAGTACGGATGACCGGTTCCGGTATCCAAGTCCGCCGGTCCCATGTTTGGGGCGGCGGACTCTACACCTTAGATCCCAAAAAGGATCTGATCATCAGGTGTTGGACGCCCCACCCACGGTTCTACGACGCTGCCGACAGTTCCGTCCGGGCCGCCTTGCCGATCTTGCGGGAGATAGAACAACTCTCCAAAAAGATCAACGCCCAGATCGATTCGCGGCTGTCGGGTGCCGGGGTGCTGTTCGTGCCGGAAGAAATCGAGTTCCCGTCCGAACCGGATGACCCGCCCGGCGCGCAGGGCTTCATGCTCACGCTACAGCGGGCCATGGAAGCATCCATCAAAGACCAGGCCAGCGCTTCCGCCTTGGTGCCGATCATTGTTCAGGTGTCCGGCGAACAGATCAAAGACATCAAATGGCAGACGTTTGAAACACCGCTTCAAGGCGAAACGATGGCCCTTCGCGACTCTGCCATCCGCCGTCTAGCGTTGTCTTTAGACGTGCCCCCAGAGATCCTGTTGGGCCAAGGGGACAGCAACCATTGGTCGGCATGGCAGATTGAAGAATCGGTTATCAAACTTCAGGTTGAGCCGATGCTCACCCGAATCGCCGACGCCCTCACCATGGGCTATTTGAAACCTGCGTTGAAAGCACAGAAGCAGGACCCAGACGAATTCACATTCTGGTTTGACACATCCCCTCTGGCTATCCGCCCGGACCGGCAAAAAGACGCCCTCGACTTGTATTTGAACAACATTGTTGGCGCGGACACAGTTCGGAAGGCAGGCAACTGGTCCGAGGATGACGCCCCGACCGAAGATGAGAACGCCCGCCAAATCGCACTTGAAGTGATCAAAGCTCAGCCGGCTATGTTGGCTGCCCCAGACATTCAAGCTGCCCTTGGCGTGGAATGGGATGTGTCAGGTGTGTTGGGTGGCGGCCCGGCAGCTGCCCCCACCGATCAGGTACCGCCGGAGACAGCCGATCCGAACGCACTGCCGGACATGCCATCCGATACCCAAACCCCCGCCCAAGAAGCAGCCCTTCTCGTCGGTGCTGACCTGGTGGTGCGTCGGGCATTGGAGTTGGCCGGCAAGTCGCTGCTCACGCGCGGGCGCAGGGGCGAGTTCGGGAACATCCCGGCCATGGCCTTGCACACTGTTATTGAAGTGACCCCGGAGGACGCTCACCGGCTGGTTGACGGCAGGTGGGAAGCGGCCCGGGAGTTGGCTAAACGGGTCGGCATGGACCCGGATGTGGTGGTGGACATGCTAGCCACCTACACCACTTCGCTGATCGCCCATCAGGCACCGCACACCTACGCCCAGTTCTCCCGCTACATTGATGCCGCGTTGCAGCTGGTGGGGCACGACAACTGTCATGAACTGTGTCTGAACCCGTTGCATCCGGGGCCGTGTGCGGGCTGGCATCACCGGATCGGCGGCAGCCTACATTTCCCCGGCCATCGCGGCAGGAGTCCCGATCTCCCAAAAGCGCCAGCCCCTCACCAGCCCATCACGGTTGAGGGGTTTGACCGGGCAGTTGGTGGAGCGTTAACCGGGGAACGGGCTTTCACTGAGGCTGTCCCCGCCGGTATGGCCATTCCGGGTGCAGGCGGTCAACCTACCTTGTTGACTGCCGATGAACAGATGGCATTGGGTCGGTACACGTTCACCGCCTACAAGCCGGTCAACAACGGGTTGCGTGACCCCAAGTCGGTGAAAGACCCAGCCGCGCACACGTTTATGATCACCAACTTGGATGCGGCTATGGCCAAGTCACCAACCACCCATGACATTGTTGTCAGCCGGGGTGTACGCGATTTGGAAGTGATGTTCGGGCCGGAAGCCAACAAGTCGATGGTGGGGGCCGGATGGGTTGAACACGGCTACGTGTCCACCTCCACGGAACGGGGTGTGTCTAGTTCCTACGGGCAGGGTGGGGTTGTGTTACGCATTTTGGTTCCGAAAGGCACCGGGGCGTTGACTGGCTCAAACCCAGAAAAGGAGATCATCCTTAAACGTGGGTTGCGGCTGAGGGTGGTTCGGGACACCGGCCCGACTTCGCTGCGAAGAATTTTGGATGTGATGGTGGTGGATCAATGACAACTCCGTCGCCTACGGAACTGTCTCGGCTGGCCAAGGATCGGCTGGTGTGTGACTACCGGGTTGATTGGGTGCGTGAACCGGAAACCCAACCCGTCAAAGAAACGTCAGCAACTTCTCAAACTGGACATGGTACACTATCTGTGAAGCAAACAGATAGTGAAAGGGGGTGAGTCAGATGAAGCAACCAGAGACCGTCACAACGAACGGTGGTGCACCACGCACCCCGCCGGAGACAGGCACCGATGACCAGGACCGGGCGACCACCCGTGATCGGATCTGGAATCAGTCTGCCGAAGGTCTAACGCTCGACAAGCTGCCGTACAACGAACGCATCGGTGAGTAACCGATGTCTACCGTCAATCTGCACCAAGCGTGCACAGCCCAGTTTTGCCGTGCACCACTGCACCCCGGGCCATGCAAGGGGTGGAAGTCCACGTTGAAGCAGGCTGGCGGCGGACACCTGTTACCAATGAGCTACCCCAAAACCCCACCGGCTGCACCCAACCTCGCGTCCCCGGCCGCCCGCGCGCACGCGCGCATGATGCACGTCGACAGCATGAAACGGTTCGCTGAACTAGCCAGCCGACTCGACCAAATGGCCGGACACCAAAGCAGCCCGAAAGCGTTCAGCCACGAAATCCAATCGCATATCAAACGCCCCGCCCCCGAGTCGATTAGCAACCCAACCGATTCGGCTGGCGGGGTTCACGCTGACCTAGGCAAGCAATTAGACCAACGGTTCCATGACGTGATGACCCGGTTAGAAGACGCACACGATGAAGGCAAAACCCATCGTGAAGTCGTGGACCTGTTGACCGCCGAATTGGCGAAAGACGGAATGCACATGCCGGCCCACACCGGAGATGTACTGCCAGCCGACCCGAACATGTTTAACTTCTATGCGGGCGAAAAACCTAAACCGGGTGTTGACCTGATGGTGGTTGATCGGCCGACAATTACCGGTAGGCCACCCGGCGACACCCAAGACATGATCATCGTTAAGGGTAAGGCGCATGTGGCTAGCCCTAGCGAAGCGCAACCGGGGAAGGCGTTGAAGGCAGCCATGGATTTCCATTCCAACTGCACTGTCGACTTCTGCCTGAACCCTGTCCACCCCGGCCCATGTAAGGGCTGGAAATCGGCTATCAAACAGGTCACCACCCCACACATTCACGCCCCGCACGCACCCACCCTGACGTCACCGAAGATTAAGAAGGTGGCTTCGGTTAAGTCGGTGCCGAAGGTGCCAGTGCCGAAAGCTGTACCGCCGTCGATGCTGCCGGGGTTGAAGGCCCCGGTCACCCCCGACGTGTCGGCAAACATTTTGGGTGTGCTACAGGCTCACGTCGGTGACCCGGCCGGGGCGAAACAGTATTTGACTGACCTGAAGTTGACGAAGACTCAGGCCCAGGAGTTGGCTGACCAGTTGGGTGCGAAGGCCCCAGCTAGTTACACGATCCCCAAAATTTTTGACCGGATCATCGACGTCCACCTAAAAGGCCAATATGTCCAAGTCAAGTACAACCATGGCTATGGTGGCGGCCCTGGCAAGACACCCCACAAACTAACCGACTACATGCCGCCGCCGATCCCCGGTGACCTGGTTAGCCAAGACTATGTGGCGCATGTGTTGGGTGTTCTACTCATGTCCGGTTCCGACTGGCGGGCCAAGCAAATCCTCAGCCAAATGGAACAGAACAGTTGGAACAACAAGGACGGGTTGAACGAAGCCCAAATTAGGCAGATGGCCATCATGTTGGGCATTGACCCAACCCAAGGCTACGGCTACTACGGCAACGAATACGGCAAGATCACGGGGCTGATTGTTAAGGAGTTGAAGACCGGCAAATACGGTCCGTTCACCCACGAACTGGCCGGATTCAACGCCAACCCGAAAGTTATCCAAAACCGCATCAAGACGTTGCTGCCCCAGTTGAAAACCAAAGTGGGGCAGCTATCGAAAGAGTCCGCTAAAGACATCAAGGAGGCGTTGAAGCAGGCGAAGATCAAAGCTAAGGAAGCTGCTGTTCAGGCGAAAGCCGCCGCGAAACAGGCAGCTATCAAAGCGAAGATCGCCGCTAAGACGCCGCCCCCGGTGCATCCGGTTGCGCTGGTGTATAAGCAGCCCACCCCGACCTTGGAGAAGCTGTATCAGGCGTGGCGGGACCGGCGGAAGAAGGCCAAAGCTAAAGCCGACGCGATGGGTCAAAGCCCGGCCAGTATCACCAGCTCCCACGGTAAAAAGATCCTGACTCATGACGAAATCCTTGACCTGTCGGGCTATGCCGGTTCTGGCTACACCACCATCAACAGCTATTTGCGGGTCCAGATGGGTGACCCACACGCACCCGTCGATGGTGAGTCACCGCTTCTAGAAAACATTTACGGAAGCGGTGACTTTAAGGACGCCCCATCGGTTATCCAAAAGAACGCTGACAAGGTGCGGGAAATCGACAGTGCCCTAGCCAAATCTGCGTTGAAAACCGACGTTCAGCTGTGGCGGGGAATGCACTACCCGCACCTGCTATTCGGTAAAGACTGGCAAAAGAAAGACCTGACCGGGGCATCGTGGACGGAACACGGCTACTCATCCACCAGTGCCGACCCCAGCACCGCCCAATCATTCGGCAGCGGTGTGGTTATGCGACTGCTAGGCAAGAAAGGAATGCCAGCAGTTCAACTCCACGACTGGGGAAGCGAAGCCGAATACATGCTTTCGCGTGGACTCCAATACAAGGTGATAGCCCACCACCCGCCAGGAAAGCCCGGCTCCCACCTCACGTTGGACGGCCAAGCTATTAACACCAACGTCCACGTCTTGGACATTGAGCTAGTAGTTAAACCACCAACCGCCCCCGCCAAAGAGTCGGCTTTCTCCCGGTTCACGAAAACCGTCCAGTCCGGTATCAAAAAGACAGACGTGCTGCCGGGCGGGAAGATGGGTGAAACCCGTCTTGCGGAAACCAACGACGGTGACAAGCTGGTTGTCAAGACCGGCCCCGGCGGGTTAGGGCTGCCGGTCAGTCAAGTCGACGCTGAAGTGTTGACCTCAGCCGTGGGTCGGGCCATCGGTGCCCAAGTCCCGCTCGCCATGCAACGGGGCAACCAATACGGCGGAAGCACCGACCCGCTGACCGTTTACATGGAACACATCGATGGGCAGCATGTCACCACCATCCCAACCGGGGATGACGCCACCAAACTTGGCCTGCTAGACGTGCTGGTCATCAACGGTGACCGCACCCCAGGCAACTACCTGGTCGATGCCCAAGGCAAAGTGTGGGGCATCGACCACGGCCGGGCCTTTGATATGACAGTCCAAGCCGACTATGACCCGAAAGGCGACGGGCCGCCCCGGTTGAAGTTCGCTGACTTCGCCCGCATCTTCATCGAAAACCCGGAGTCGAAAGACAAGAAAGATCGCAAATGGAAAGACAACCCGCTGTCGAAACGGGACGTCGAATACATTGACGAAGTTCTAGCCCAAACACACACCGACTTTGCCAGCTACCACACAATCAGCGTCGACACCCACGACGACTGGCATAAGCAGATGATGACCCGCTGGGCACAGATCAAAAAGCGGGCCAAAGGCGACCGAGACATTGTTGCCCCGAAGGGCTGGAAAAACAAGATCCAACGCCGTAAGGAGGCACACAAGAAAGCGGAAGCCGCACTGAAGAAAGCAGCGGCAGCGGCACCGACGTTTGAAGAAATCGCGAAGAAGAAGAAGGCGGGCATTGACCCGGCGAAGCTGATCGCTGGTGGCGACTTCTCCGACATGAAGAAGATCGGTCCGCAGGGTGGCTCCAACCCGGGTGGCCTGTATGAGGCACCAGACGGCACCAAGTGGTATGTGAAGCAGCAAAAGTCTGACGAACATGCCCGCAACGAAGCGTTGGCTGCCGCCCTCTACCAGGCTGCCGGCATCGACGTGCCGCAAGTCGTTCAAGGCTCTGGTGCCCCCGGACTGTCCGGTTCCCAAACCGCTACCCGCTGGCTCGACCACTCAGAGAAAGATCTTCAAGCCAGGCTGGCATCCGACCCGGTATATATGCACACCGTCAAACTGGGGTTCGCTGTCGACGCCTGGCTAGCTAACCGGGACACCGCCGGGTTGAACTACGACAACATTGTTTCCCTGTATGGGTCACCTGTCCGGATCGATGTTGGCGGGGCATTGAAGTACCGGGCGCAGGGCCAACCCAAGGGCAACTTCGGTGACAGCGTGATTGAGTGGACAGGGCTACGTGACCCATCCATCAACCCGCAAAACGCGGCCATCTTCGCGGGCATCACCCCCGACGAACTTGAACAGTCCGTTCAAGTCTTGGAGTCGGTGAGTGACGCAACCATCCGTGACCTGGTTACCCAACACGGGTTCCCGTCATCATTCGCAGACACCATGATCGCCCGTCGTAAAGACATTCAGAAACGGTGGGCTGAGGAAAAAGCTAAACAACTGGTGGGGGTGGGTGCCTGATGATGTTGGCAGTCCGGCAAGTAAGCGACGGCAAAGTCCTGGGCACCTTCACCTTCTCAGGTGGCCAGTTCGCCTACCCCGATAAACGGGTGGCTGATATTGCGTTGGCTGAAGTTGAGTCGTGGCAGGAAGCCGGATGGGACAATCAGCGTATCGCTGACACCTATGCTGGTGAAGGCTGGTCTAACGGATACATCAGTATCGGGAAACGATGAACTGCCAGTTCTGTTTGGCGCCGCTGCACAAAGGCCCGTGTCAATCGTGGGAGACGGGCCTAGCCGGCAACCGCAACAAACAGCAAAAGAAGGTGGCCGGTAAAGCGGCATCCCCGTCAGCTGGTGGCGCCCGGTCCGGCAAGACCTCCACGCCTACCCGCGCGCCCGCGCGTACGCCCGCGCCCGCGAAGGTGCAGCCAGCCCACCAACCCCAAGTCAGTGTCAAAACGCTGCTAGACGAAGCCAAGAAACTTGACAAGGCTGGTAACAAGGCGGGGGCGGAAAAGCTACGCAAGACCGCGTTCCGGGTTAGGGAAGCAAACAACGCCGCCCGGTCGAAACGGGCCTACCGCCGCCGCGAAGCGGAACGGGCAGCCATCAAAGACATTCTCAAGAAACCCCCCGGGTCATGACCGATCCGTTCGGGTTGCTTGCCGCCGCCCCGGCCCCCAACGAACCGGGGGGTGACCCGTGGCTGACCGCCCGGTTAGCTGCTCTGCGGGGCATCATCGCCGGGGAACGTGCCCTGTACCGCAAAGCCATGGACATGTTCACTAAGTTCACAGAGTTTGTGAAACCGAAGGTTGTTCAGGGCAAACACATCGACCCGGCTGGGGTATTCGCGGGGGTGCCGTTGTGGCGGAAGCTGACCGGCGCGTTCGTACATGAAGGAGTCGCCCCGATCCTGCGCGAGTCCTACAACCGTGGCCGCCGCCAAGCCAACGCCCCCGATATAGACGTGGAGTCCTTCCACGCCCTGCCCTACACCCTCCGGTATTTGGATGAGGTTCAAAACAAGCTGGTGCGGGTGCCCGATGAACTGTTCAACGAACTCCGCACCGTCCTGAAAGACGGCACCAAAGAAGGTGTGCCGATCCCCGACCTAGCCGAGTTCATCGAAAAGGAACTGCTCAACGGCAACGCTGAAGTGTGGAAAAACCGGGGTGTGGTGGTGGCCCGCACAGAGGTTATCGGCGCCAACAACGGTGGCCAGTTCCAAGCGTTCCAAGACTTGGGCAAAGACATCGGGGATGTGTATGTGAAACGGTGGCTGGCCACCCACGATCACCGGACCCGGGCAACACACCGGGTGGCGGATGGTCAAACCGTGCCGATTGCCGCACCATTCACGGTAGGCGGTTTTCCGGCTATGTTCCCAGGTGAAAAGACCCTGCCGCCGCAGGAGTCAATTCAATGCCGCTGTTCGGTGCTGTACCTAAAGGAAGGGGAGGAAGTCGCGTGACTAGTCCACTAGGCGAATTCGTTCCCGGTCACATGCCCGCTAACCTGCGCGAATACTGGGTTCATGGCAAGGGTGCAGCCAAAATCAAGTGGGGTGTCCCGCACGACTTTGATCGCTGCGTCACCCACCTGCGCAAATACTTCCCCACCAACCCGAAAGGGTTGTGCAACATTTTGCACCGTGAAGCCCTAGGCGTAGCTCCCGGACAGGAACATGCAGTGGACACCGACGAACTTGAAACTGAGAGCATCGATTTCCATTCGGAATGCACCGAAGAATTCTGTCTAGCCCCCCTGCACAAAGGGCCATGCCGGGGCTACAAGCACGGTGGCGGTATCCACGCCCCGCATGTCAGCAAACCTGGCCGGCACGAATCCAACCAGCATCCCACCAAAAAGGTCGCGAAAGTTACCGGCGGTAAAGGTTTCATGCCAGCTGGGATGGGTGAGCCCGCCCCGAAGGCGCCAAGAGCAGCTACGCCAAGAGCAGCCGCACCGAAGTTGACCGCCCACGAAAGGGACGTTCAGACCCGGATCAAGGGCATTGATTCGGCTATCGCGAAGTTGGGTCCACGGTCTGAGTGGGGACGCAATGAGCGGGAGACGTACCGCAAGCTGAAGCTGCAACGCGACGAACTGATCAAACAGTCCAAGGCTAAGTTCGCCACCGATGAAGTGGATGAACTCGTAGATGACCAGGCTGAAGGGTTCGTGGACGATTCGCATGATGAATGCGCCGAGTCAGACTTTTGTCTTCACCCGCTACATCCCGGCCCATGCAAAGGTGAGGGGATCGGGCACCATCTCCGTTCGCTAATCCCTGGCCACAAGGGGCGGTCACATGGTGGCCCCGGTCCAGACCCGGGTAACGGGGAAAGCTACAAGCCGCACCACGACGCCCTAGTCAAGATGATCAATGAAAATTACCGCCACCTCACCGATGATCAGTTGAGAAAGAGGGATGCCGCGAACAGGAAGCGGTACCCGAAAACAAGCAGGGACTTGGACCTGATTGAACCCGCCGACCTAGCCAAACTCGATCTTGAGTTGGAGGCTGCCCGCGCCGAGATGAGACGTCGCCTTATGGTCACCAGCGGCGGCACAGAAGGTTTTGCAGCTAACCCGGATGCGGAAAACGATCGCAAGACGTGTCCCAAGGGGCAACACATGATGCCCAATGGGGAATGTATGGACGATGACGCCGATGACATGTTCGGGTTGATGTCCGCTAAAGACATCAATGACCTACCGGATTCGGCGTTCGCCTACATTGAGCCGGGTGGGACGAAAGACGCCGATGGTAAGACGGTGCCCCGGTCGCTGCGGCACTTCCCGATCCACGACGCCGCGCATGTGCGTAACGCGCTTGCGCGTGCGAGCCAGTCCCCGTTCGGCACCAAAGCCCTAACCAAGATTCACAAGGCGGCTAAGAAGATGGGTGTGGGTGACTACGCAGCCGACCCGGAAGCCGATGAACTGTTTGCGTTGATGCCGAAAACCAAGGGCTGGCGGGGCATGATCGCCCCCATTGACAAGCCCACTGGGGATGGCCGCCGGTTCGGTCCTGGTGCCTTGTCGAACCGGGATCTGCCGTTGCCGGCCCGGTTCCAACGGTCATCTGGTGAGGGTCACTCCGGTGCGGTGACGGTGGGCCGGCTACTCAACATCGAATATAACGATGATGGGGTGTGGGGTGAAGGTGACTGGATGGACCCGGAAGTGGTCCCGGAAGTTACCGAAGCCCAGTTGTTGATGGAAAAGAACGTGTTGGGTGCCTCAGTTGACTTGGATGAGTTCCAATATGAGGCACGGCACAAGGCATCTGGGGACAAGTTCAGCCCGGACAAGCACTGCCAGGGCGGGACGTGTGAAGCGTCTGAGGCGTACGTAACCAACGGCCGGATCTCTGCCCTGACCTTTGTGGGTATCCCCGCGTTCGCTGAAGCCGCCAAGATTGAACTGTTTGAGATTGTGGACGAAGCCGCTGTCCGGGCTGCGTTCGCCGCTGACGGATTCGATCTGGACTCGGAAGAAGACTGCGGCTGCGGTGGGGACGAAGAAGAACCGGTAGTGGTTACCGCCGCGACAGTTGTGGTGGAGCTGCCATCGGCGGCAGTGTTCAGCCGGCAAGACGCCACGGACCTAGTTGGGTTCGCCGCGCGGGGTGACCAACTGTTCGGCTACGTTGCCGGCCGGAACACCTGCCACACCGAAATTAAAGGCACCTGCCAGCGTCCCCCGATCGAGTCGGACTACAACCTGTTCCACCGGTATTTGGTGCCCGCCGCCACCGACTCAGGGTTGATCGCCACCGGCCGGTTCACGGTCGGCTACGGCAACTTTGTGGGCAAGTGTGGTTGCTGCAACGCCGATGACCACGCCTGTTCGTATGCCAGCCTGGCTGACACGATCGCCCACTATGACCTGCTGGACAAGGTTATTGACGCTCGGGTGGGTGTTGATGATCGCGGTATTTGGTGGGCTGGTACGTGGGCATCCGGGGCCACTGCTGAAGCGAAACGGATTGTGGAACAGCGCGGCATGTCCGGTGACTGGCGGATGTTTGATGGCCAGTTGCATTTGGTGGAGGTTATGGGTGTGTCGGTGACCCGGCCCGCCTTCCCGATCGGCGCTAACGTCAACGGTCGGCAACTGTCGCTGGTGGCTGCCGGCCCGGCTGTGACCGCCCCCGACCCGGCTACCCAACTGTCTGAGATGGTTTCCCAGGCGGTAGCGGATGCGTTGGCGAAGGACCGCCGCAGGCTTGAGGCAGCGTGGATGTTGCAGGGCATCAACCAGTTCCGGGCCGAATTTGTTCAGCAAGAACGCGAACGGCTACTGAATAAGATGGGAGGCTAAGAACCGTGTGTGGGTGCCAGAAGAACAAAGCCCAGGCGGTAGCCGATGGTCAAACACAATGGAAGATTGTGTACCGAGACGGAACAACTGATAACAAAACGTACTCTACGCAGTTGGATGCTCAGGTGGCCCGGCAGCGTTCCGGCCGCACTGGCGAGGTAGTACGCGCGTAGGCTGTAGAATCTCTGGTGGAGAGCGTCAAAGGCCCGGTTCCCCCTCACCGGGCCTTTGACTTGTCCTGTCAAGGGCGGTAGATTTGGCAGATGTTGCAAACAACCCCCCTAGACCTGCGAGAAGACATCCGCTACGCGATCTCTACGAGACTGTCGCGGATCTCCCGCCTGGTCCCGGACCTAAGTCCGGAAACCGTTGACACCGTTGTAGACAGCTGGCTTCAAGAGATCACCGACCCAGACCCGAAGGTGCAGCGGGCCAGTCTGTTGGAACTGATCCGAACCCTGTATCCGGATGACCGGGTGCCGTTGGAGTTCTGGACCCGGCCACTGGGCAGGCAAGTTCTAGCCACCATCGGCTACCACCACGATCATGTGCCGTTGGCGGTAGTCGCCTCAATGCTTGGCTACTCCCGGCAGGCCATCTACCAGATGGCTAACCGTGGCGTCCTCACCAAGGTCAAACATGAGGGTATGTGGTTCATTACTGCCGACTCTTTGCGTGACCTGTATCAGGTACGCGGGCCAAGGAGAAACAATGAACGACACCATTACCCGCGTCCATAACGGAATCGTCCGTCATCTCGGCGGGGCACCCTGGTACGAATGCCCGGTGCCCCGCCGATGGCATACCTGCTACGTCACCTCAATAGCAGTACTCAACGTCGGTGACATCATCGTCTACGTAGAACGCTGCCCATGCGGGGCACTGAAAGTTATCGACCTGACCGGCATGGGTGAAGATGCCCAAAACACAATCGTTGACGTAGTTGAGCTGAATGGCGAAGTCAAAAACATTCGGTTGGTATTCGCCAGCGGCCAAGACCACACCCAATTGCCGTGGAAAGAACGCAACACCCGCCGTACCGGCCACGCCCGCTTCCTCACCACCTAGGAGAACCCTTTATGGATCGTGGTACCGGCTCCCATCGGCTACTGCCGGAAGCAGTATCAGATGGGCTTAGGCGCCCGGATGCGCGCGCCCGCGCCCGCGCCCGCGCGAACCTTGAAGCATTCGCACTAGAACAAGAAGATCCACAATCGTGGTTTGCTGAAATAATCAGTTCACTTGGATTACATCCAAATCTCGATTAGAACCAGCCCTTCCGGGTAAGTTGGCGGGGAATCATGTGCGCCGGATTCAGTGGAGGTAGCTCAGTGATTCTCGACCTAGGTGACGTATATGCCGTATTTAACCTTCGGGTTAAAGGAATGCGTCACCTTCGTACTGTGTGGGTTATCGGTGCACCGGTAGACACCACACCAGCCGATCGGGTATTCCACCCACCAACTCACGTAAGCACCGGAAGGATTGATCTACGCATGGATCTGCTCGCGGACAAGAAGGTTCCACTATCGGTCCAATGGACCGATGAAGTAGGCAACCCGGTAGATGTACCGGCCGACGCAACCGCCGTCTACACCGTGGACGACAGTTCAATCATCAACCTGACTGACAATGGCGACGGCACTGCTGTAGCTGCCGCCACCGGCACACTCGGCACCGCCAATGTGCATGGCGAGTTCACCGGCAACGGCCTGACCGTAACCGGCGATCTTCAGATTGTTGTGGTTGCCGGTCTGGCCGAACGCGCCGCGATCGTGGCCGGCACGCCAGAGGAAGTCACCCCAGACACGGTGTAGCGTGAAGGAACCACCTTGGTTCCGCGCCGGAGACTAGGTGAGATGTGGACCCCCGTCCCTTGAGGGAGCGGACAGGGGTCCACATCCTATTGACGGGTGGTGTCAACCCGGTCTAGTCTGTGTGCAACACCCATACAGGAGGGGTGTGAGAAGGAGGAACCACCCATGTGCGACCTATGCGAAGACCTGAACTATGAAGGCATCGCCGAAGACGGCACCGGTGCCAGCTTCCAAGTCACCCGCCCAACCGATGGCCAAGTCCAACTGAACATGACCGATTCTGACTACCGTGCGCTGTCTGTCCTGGTTGGGATGGGCGGCTTTTTCATGTCCAAGAACCGGGAACGGGCGGTTGAACTGCTCGCCAAATCCATCAAGACCACCGACCCGTTCAAGCTGCTCACCTTCTACGTGATGCTGGTGATAACCGCCAAGCACTACGTGAAGATGACCACCGATGACCTGGCCGGACAAAACGTGGATCAGCTGCTTTCCAGTCTTTTCCCCCCATCCGATTCAGGAAGCTCTATCCTGCCCGATCATGACGGTGGTCCGGCAGGATCCTGACGGTTGGCCATCATCCATCCCCGGTCGGCTCTCCCGTGAACACCTGCGCGGGAAGTGGGATGGGTGGTGGCGGGCAATCAGGACCCGAACCCAGAGAAGGAGAACAGACCATGACCGAAAAGAACACCACCCCGGTGGGGCTGCACACCGACCCCGACACGGGAACAGTCACCATCACAACTGACGCCGTTGGGCTAGCCATGTTGGGGCTAAGCGCAACCCTGACCTTCGCGCTCACCAGCCCGGTCAACACCCCGTTCAACGGCATCGCCCGCCGCTTCCTACAGGAAGGCGGTATTCCAACCGACGCCCTTGACGGTGTTATGGCCCATCTGTACGTATTCTCGGACGGCTTCTCCGACATGGCTATGGGCAGCGAAACCACCCTGGCCATGGCTAGCGTGGAGAGCTTCGTGACGGGTGATCGTGATGTGTGACAAGTGCCGCGCAGAAAAGAAGATCAACGTCAAGTTGGGGGCGGATGGTGAAGTCACGATCCACACCCGCAAACGCGGACTGGCCATGGTCGGCACTCTCGCCGCCCTGGCATCTACCCTCACCTACCCGGCCAACACAACGTTCCGGGAGGTAGTGAACAACATTCTGTCTCACGCCTACCCGGACTTGGGCGAGGATGAGATCAACGAAGTCATGGACGAAATCAACCAGTTCAGTGAAGCGTTCGCCCCGATCGCACGGCAGGCGGTAGAGGAACTGGACATGGCTGAGGATGTGGCCACCGTCGACATCGACGCCCTAGCCGAACAGCTACTTGGAACGGACCCGTCATGAGCCATTGGATTCCCGGCGATGACCCCACCCGGTATGACCCGGAACGGTACACGCCGATTGATTCCCCGGACGGCACCAAATCCATCCGGTCACTCGGCTTTGAAGTGGACGAACCCCGCTGGTCCATCCACATGGATGTGAAGGGATTCCAGTTCGCTGGGCTGGTGTTCGCGTTGGCCGGTCAGATAGTGGTCGGTGACCCCGAGTTCGCCGCCAAGGTCCTAACCCGTATGACCGCCCGGTATGGGGATGAGCCGATGACTGACGAAGACGCTGAACAGCATCTTCGCGAGCAGATGCCCAACCTCGAACGCTACATCCGGGGAGTCATTGAAGGCATCAACGAAACGTTGGCCGAGTTTTTGGCCGCCGAGTTCGCAGAGCAGATTGAAGAATTTTCAGAGAAGGGGGGCGACTCCGATGTGTGACAACTGCGGTGACGATGACTGCTCCGGGATGGCCATATCAGCTATCCAGTTCGAATACGACTTGAACGGTGACTGGCAGATGCGGGGCGATGCGGAAGCCATTGTCATGTTGGGTTGTCTGGCTGCCACCGTCCTTGACTTCGCAGATGAATACCCGGACCTGGTGAAGGCCAGGGTTGCCGCCAACAACGGGGAGATATGGCAACTGAACACCATGCTTTCCCTGGCCGCCCAAATCGTTCAGTCAGTAGACCGGGTAATAGACCGGGTAGAGAAGGAGGCAAAATCAAGTGATGCCGTTGACTGACCCCATTGCTGGGTTGGTCCACCGGATTGACACGGCTGGGGTTGGGGACTTCCCCCACCTCAGCCGTCTACTATCCGCCGTGAACCAAACCGCCGCCGCCGGGGTGTATGTGCGGATAGCCGCCCCCGGCGCGTCCCGTATCGACGCCGCCCGCCGCATCGCCGAACACCCCATGGTCATGTCTGGCCATCCGGCAGTGTGGTTCTGGGCCGGCGACGAAACCCGGGTTGAGTTCACCGCCCGTGGCCCCATCTACCGCAAGTCAGGGTTGAGAACCGCCGCCATGGCCTGGGACCACATCGGAACCGGTGCCCAAATCTTCGCCACCGCCCTAACGGAAGCAGGCTTCATGGTTGACCCGCATGTACCCGGAAGCAGCCTTCCGCTGGTTGTCCGCTTCACCCACCCAGACATCGGCCAAAAACTTACCGGAGTCGAATGCCTAACCTGTCACACCGAAGGCCCGTGGACAGTCAGCAGTTTCGACCAGCCACCCGGATCAAACAGCTTCGTGATCACCTGCGATGGATGTCACGAACCGATATGGGCTGAAGCTGCCCTGGTCAGGACTCTCCTAGACCAGCTAAGCTAAGCCATAGAACGGGCAGCCCGCACAGCCGGTCAGGTGTTGACCTCCTTCTCCGCTTGACCGGCCCTGCCCTCCCGATGGACACCTGAACCCATCGGACGAACACCCCGCCCGGGGACTTGCTAGATCCGACCGGGCGGGGTGTTCTGTATTTCCGGGTTAATGAGTTATCTTGTCCTCAATAAGGCGTTGCGGGTGCTGTGCTGTGGGCCGACCGAACGCGAAGAAAACCACTGTTTTTTTCTTCCGTTTGGAAAGAGCTACCCAAATGACTATGCCTTTCGAGCTTCCCGAAGATTTTGGGGCACTCACCAATGACGCACTGCGTGACCTGAAAAAGGCTGCGTTTGAAGCGTCCGGTCCGATTGCCGACCTGTCTCCGGATGAGACCACCGAAACCCACATCGAGATTCTCCAATTCTGCGTTGACGCGGTTACCGCCGTTGATGAAGAACTCGCCACCCGCGCGGACCGGGTACATCGGGCTAGCCAATTGGCCGGTGAATTGTCTGCCGCATTCGCAGCCGAACCAGATGACGCCGACGCCGAAGATGACGCCCCGGCAGAGCCGGAGAAGAAAGACGCGGCTGTCACTGCCGCCCGCGCCACCACCACCCCGCGTATCAGTGCATTGGTTGAGAAGCCGCAACCAGCAAAGATGACCAGTTCAATTCAGCCCGACTTTTCTAGCCTGGTGTTGGCCGTCCCCGGATGCCGGCAATGTGGCTACCAGTCGTGGCGGGATGTGGCCAAGGCCGCTGAACGGCGCTTGTCCCAATATGGGGCAGCCAGCCAGGGCCGGCACGGTGTTGCAGTCATCAAACGAAACTTCGCCCCGGACCTAATCACCGATGGTGAAAATGACCAGAACGTGATCGATCACGCGGTGGATGAGAAGCGGCTCCCAGGCAATTCGCTGGTGGCTGCCGCCGGTTGGTGTGCACCATCCCAAACTGTTTATGACCTGTGTGAGCTGGAATGCTCGGACGGCATGATTGACCTGCCGGAAGTACAGATTCAGCGTGGCGGTTTGCGGTTCACCCCAGGCCCCGACTTTGCCTCAATCTTCAACGGCTCAGGCTACTTCCACCTGACTGAGGCACAGGTTATTGCCGGCACCACCAAGCCGTGTATGGAAATCGACTGCCCGGCATTCACCGACAAGCGTCTTGAAGTTGAAGGCGTGTGTATCACGGGTGCGATTCTTCAGCGTCGGGGCTACCCGGAGTTGGTGGAACGGTTCATTCGTGGCGCCATGGTCGCGCACATGCACAAACTCAACGCATTCAAGATTGCGCAGATTGTGGCCGGCTCAACGGTGGTCGACTTGGCCCCGCCGGTTGACATTCCGCTTGATGTCACCGCCACATCGGGTTTGCTGTCCGCCATCGAAATGACGGTTGTGGACATGAAGTACCGCAACCGGATGTGCGATTCGGCCACCATCGAAATTGTGCTGCCGTTCTGGGCACGCGCGGTTGTGCGCGCGGACCTGTCCCGCCGGACCGGTGTTGATCTGGTGAACGTGTCCGACGACATGATGAACGCCTACTTCACCGTCCGGAAGGCCCGGGTCCAGTACGTCTACGACTGGCAAGACGCTTTCTCCGGTCTGGCTACCGGCCCGGGTGGGGCAACTGCCCTCACCTCATGGCCCAACACGGTGTTCTTCCTCGCCTACCCGGCCGGTACGTGGCTGGTGGGCACCGACGACACGATCCGACTCGACACCATCTACGACTCAACGAACCTGTCGCAAAACAAGTACACCGCCCTGTTCACTGAGGAAGGCGTACTTGTGGCTCAGGTGTGTAACGGTGGGTCGCGGATTGTTGAAGTGACCTTCTGCGGCAACGGTGCGACGTCTGCGGGCGTTGCGTTCGCGTGCGCGTAAGCCCCTTCGCGGTAAGCCCCCCGCCACCCGGCGGGGGGCCTAACCCCACGAAGGAGGGGACCGAATGACTACCCCGCTAACCCCGCCGAATGTTATTGACCCGCCTGGCCGCCCCTACTTGGCGCCGTACGGGCTATACAGCGTTGCTACCGGCCCGATGGACATGGCTGAACACGCCATCTCTGGCGGCTACCAGTGGCAGGCTGAAGTTTGCAAAGACCCACGTCTGTGGCCTTCCTGGTGCGGCACCCCGCCAGCGAACAAGGTGTTCGATACCGGCGACCCCATCGTCACGGCACTCCCGTTCAGGATCTACGCCACATTGAACTGTGGATCTCAGGGTTACCGGTGGCAGGAGTTCGTTGACCGGGTCAGAACCAGACTGACCGCGAAAGAACAGCAGGGGGTCGAGTCAGCGTTTTGGGGAACCACCGCCGGGGACCAGGACGGTTGGCTTCAATCCAACGATCCGGTCACCGCCGCCCCTAACGCCACCATCATCACCGGTTCACCATTCACCAATATCGTGACTGCCCTTGGCCAGCTTGAACAGCAAATCGACGTCTGCTACGGGCTACCGGCGATCATCCACGTAACCCCCGACGCGGTTTCTCACCTAGCCAACCACCACCTGATCTACGAAAAGGGCGGCATCTACTACACCTATCGGGGAAACAAGGTGTCGATTGGGGCCGGCTATTCGGGGTTGGGTCCGGCCGCGCAAGCCATTCCAGCCGGTGGCGGGTGGATGTATGCAACCGGCCAAGTGTTTATTTGGCGGTCCCCTGACATTCTGGTTCCGCCGCCCCAGGAAACATTCAACCGGACCGGCAATCAGCAAATGCTTCTAGCGGAACGCGACTTTGCGATCACCGCAGAATGTTGTGCCCTTGCCGTTCAAGTAACCACATGGGAAGGGGCGTACTAATGCGAACCATCTATGTGGGTTCTGACACCACCCCCGAGACACTTTTGCGGGAACTACTTGAACTCGCGGACAATCCGGCAGACGTTTTCTGGCTAGTCGGTGAGAATGCGGTAGATGTTCCGGACTATCTTGCCGACCGCTACTTCGGGTCGGATGAGGAAGAAGTAAACGCCGACCAGTCGGCTACGCCTAAAAAGCGTGGACGCCCCCGCAAAGTTGTAGAGGAGTCGTCTAATGGCGACTGAAGTTCTTAAACCGGCTGGCGGCACAACCATCCGCATTACTGAAGTGGATGCGTGTGGAAACCCGGTGCCGACCGGCTGCTATGCCGTGTCGGAATGTTGGGCACAGCTAAACCGAACCGCCCAATACCAGGACGGTGTTGAGTTTGCTCCACAAAACGCCAACGGCCAGTTGTGTTTCGCTGAGCGCCAACCACCCGGCTTCAAATGGTGGGGCATTGAGCTACAGCTAAACGCCGTGGACCCGGTTATGTGGCAGCTGTTGACCGGTGCTCCGCTGGTGTTGGACGATGCCGCTTCCCCCAACACGGTGGGTTGGCGTACCCGACGCAACCAAATCCTGAACCGGTATTTCGCGATTGAGTTGTGGATGCGTGAAGGCGGGGCAGTTTGCACCACCAGCAATGTGCCCTACATCTATGACCTGACGCCGCTGGTGTCCCAAGGCAAGATCATGGACTTGTCGGTGGGGTTGGATGTCATTCACTTCGGTATCACCGAAGCGATCGGCACTGGCCCGTCATCGTGGGGCGTAGGCCCATACATGATCCGTAAAGACAAGGTGACCGGTACACCAGAACCGTTGATCACCGCGCTTCAAACGACACTCGGCGCCGATGATGTTGGTGACACTGAAGTAGTGACGTTGGCCCCACCGGTTCCCACAACCGGCTGCCAACCCACCTTCCCCGCCTTTACCGTCTTGCCGTTGGCGGGTGCGGCGCCGCTGAACGTCACCGCCACCTTCCCTCTCGGTCCAGATGGGCTACCGATCCTGCCCGCCCTAATCACCTGGGGCGACGCAACAACGACGGTGGTTACTTCCGGCACCACCGCCCCGCATGTCTACGCCACACCCGGTTCCCGCACGGCAACGTACGTGGCCACCTCCCATTCGGGTCCGACCTACACGTCCGCCCCAATCGTCGCGTCTTAAAGGAGTTGATCACCGATGGCTGGTGGGTCACTAACAATCACCGTCAACACGTACGGGCAGCTGTTCGCTGCCGCCCAACGGGTGCTGTGCGACATTGCCGCCGCCGATCGGGTGAAGGTTCTGACGGTTACCGGCGCCAACGGCCAGTTGGCGTTGCGTATCCCGGAAGAAATTTTCTCTGGTGCCCTCACCCTCAAAAACGGTGGCTCTGACATCCTGTCCGGCTATGTGGCCGGCACCCACATCACCTACAACGTGCCGAACTTCGGTACCTCCTGGCTGTCCCCCGCCATCACGCCCCTGAGCGCGTGCGTGGGTGACGTGCAGCGGGTACAGGTGAACTCGGTAGCCACCAACGTGGGCTCGAACCCGCTTGCGGTCACCATCAACTACGCCAACTTCGCCACCAACGGCACCGTAAACGTGTACTGGGGTGACGGCACCTCCACGCTTGGTGCAGCCGAATCCAACTCAGCCTTGGCCCACACCTACCCGAACGTAGGCGCATGGATGATCAAGATTGAGGATGCGTCTGCCCCAGCCGACTCCACCACCGCCCAATCTTGGATCAACATTCCGTAATGGCTGAACCGTGCGGCTGGACACCGACAACAGGATGTTGTGATGGCTGGGACACATTTGACCCGGCCATCCAAACCGCTGCCCTCAATTGGGCGGTAGACATTCTGTGGGCCTTGTCCGGCCGCCGCTACGGGGCTTGTGAAATCACTGTCCGGCCATGCTTCACACTGTGCAATCCACAAACGTGGGAAACGTTCGGGGTATGGATGCAAGGGTGGGGGTCGGGGGGAACCAACTGGGGTTGGTGGCCTTACATCGACTTCAGCGGTGCGTGGCGTAACTGCGGATGCTGCGGCATTTGTTGCTGCGGCGCCCGCTGCTCACTATTCCTTCCCGGCCCCATCCAAACCGTCACCTCAATCAAAATCAACAACGTTGACTTGTTGACTGGTTGGCGGGTGGAAGACAAACAATGGTTGGTTCGGCAAGACGGAGAATGCTGGCCCGAATGCCAAAACTTTGATGTCCCCGCCGACTCCACCGACAACACCTTTGTAGTCACCTACCAGTGGGGGGTGGCGGTACCGGCATCCGCGAATGTGGCCGCTGGGGCGTTGGCGTGCGAATACGCGAAATGGTGCACCAATCAGACGTGCGCGTTGGCGCCGCAAATCACTTCACTAACCCGCGATGGGGTCAGCTTTGAAGTGATGGTGGCCGGATCAGATAAACGCAGCCCCACCGGGGTCGCGATCGTTGACCAGTGGCTTCGGGCTGTGAACCCGTCCGGGTTGCGGCAGAACCCAAAGGTTTTAAACCCGGACGTTTACGTTCCCCGAACGACCACAATGAGCGTGTAGGGGGTGACCATGCCGCTAGTAGACACCATTTTCCAACCGCTGTTGGATGCGTCAGTTGGATGCCTATGCGTAGCCATGATCACCCATCCTTCGCCGCCAGCATTGTGCTGCCAACGGTGGGGCGACCACGTTTCGTTGGGTGTTTCCACCACCCAAGACGAATGCTGCTCAGGACTGGCCTGGGTGCGGTTTGATAGCGCAGTCCCCACCGATGACGGATCATTCCCAGGCGCATCAACTTTGCTGCGGAAATGCTCACAACAATGGTCGGTTTCGCTGGAACTTGGGGTGGCCCGATGCGCGCCGATCGGGGACGCCCACACGCTACCGACGTGCGGGGACTGGACTGATCTGAAAGCGCTAGCCGCCGCCGACATGCTGGCATTACGACAGACAGTGTGCTGCATTCAAGAAATTTTCGAATATCGTGACCTAGTAGTTGGCAGCTTCCAACCTAAAGGCCCGGAAGGCGGCTGCTACCGCACCACCCTAGATGTGACGGTGAAACTCACCGGCTGCGATGAATGTGATTAGGAGTTCCAATGGCACGCTACGGCACTAGCTTTCTTTCCCAGGCTGCCCAGCTTGCTGGTGCTCCGTCTGGCACTACCGTCAACGGCTACCTGGGTTCGTGGGTGGGTTCCGCTACTTCCGGGTTCCGGTTGCGGCGCATCCAACTGGGGGTTATCGCAGGCGGTTCGGTGCCCACCTCCCAGCAGATTTCGGTGGGTGTGTTCCGGCAAACCGTCACCCCATCCGGTACCGGTCTAACCACCGTCGCCGGGCAGGCTTACGAGACGTGGACCCCGCAAACCGACCCGACTGGTGGGCTGATTGTTACGACCGCCACCACCATCGGCACCACCGGCCCGACCTTGGCCGCGAACCCGATTGCAGTTATCGCCTTCAACACCCAGTCAACCTTGGACCTGCCGTATGAGTTCATGGAAGAAATGGTGTCCGCGATCGGCGCCGCGAACGGCTTCGGGTTCGTGAACCTGGGCAACACTTTGCCGGCTTCACATTCCATCCGGTTGACGGCAGAAGTTGAGGTATAACCCTTGTCCCGGCAAAGTTTCGTTGCCGCCGATGTAACCGACTTCCCGCCCGCATCACATACGGCAGTCGGTAACACAGTTACGCGCACCAACCTTTGGGTGCCGTCGCTGTGGACTAGCGTCCCCGCGTTCGACCCGAAGCCGGGAAAGGTTTATCACCTGCGTTGCGGCGGCATCATCCAAACCACCGGTACACCAACCATCATCTTCAACTTCACCTGGGGGGTCTCGGCTACCCCAGGTTCCAACATTGCGTTGGGTGTCTCGGCCACTGTCACCTTGGGCACCATCCCGGCATCGTCACCGTGGACCGGTGAATTCATTCTTGGGTTCCGGCAGATTGGTGTGGCTGCCGCTGGTGCCACCGCCACCGGTAACGGGGTGGTTCGGGTTGCCGGTGCCGCTACTGCGGCAAGCCAGTCAATCTGTTGTGGCGGCTCGATTCCGACCACCATTGACCAGACGATTGCTGGTGGCATGTGTCTTGATGTCACCTGGGGTACCGCGAACGCATCCAACACGATCACCGCCCAGTGGACGTTGCTTCAGACTCTCAATTAGGCGGTGACTTGTGGCGCCGCCGGTCAGCTTCATACCCTCCACCCAAGCGCCAACCCATGTAGGCCGGTTCCGTGACCCAGTAGTCCCGACGCTGGGGCCGTTTTGTTTCTACAACAACGCTGAGGGTGGCACTGACGCTGGCGGGGTAGGCACCACAGTCACGGCCGGGAACTCTGGTGGACTGTCTGGTACCGCCGCCCAAACCGTCACCATCGGCGCCGGGGCATCCCTCATATTCGACAACGCGCATGTCGCGCACGGCTCCTACAGCTACCGGTTCGCTACCGGCGGCACAGCCGTGCAGTCGTTTCTGCGGTGGGAACTGGCCACCTTCATAAACCCTAAACCGGCCGTGTTTTACCGGGTCGACATGTTCACCCCAGCCGGGTTCACGGTCGCGCAAATGTTGTCCCGGTTGCAGTCATCGGCTGGTGACGTTGCCCGACTCACGTTCAACACATCCGGCAACCTACTGATCCGGGACGCATCAACCGGCATTGTGGCCACCTCCACCACCGTGTTCAATACCTCAAGCCCATATCGGATTGAGGCATACCAGGCGGTTGGTGCCAACGCCCTATCCACGATCCGGATTTACGACTCATACGACGCCCCGATCGGGGCGTTTATTGAAGAACTATCAGTCAACGCCAACTTCGGTACCGTCAACATTGAACAGTTCAGCATCGGTCAGGCTGCCGCGTTGGCGAACGTCCCCCAATGGTGGGCTGACGACATTGGGCTATGTGACACGGACTGGTTGGGGCCAGTCGGCCCGGACATGGCGCCCGCGCCTGTGCCCGCGCGTAGACGCCCTTACCCGTTGCTACGACACAACAACCTGACCCGCACCCAACTACCAACCCTCACCCAAGACACCCCGATCCTGTCGCCAACGGTGCGGCGACGCGGCACCGTCCCCAGGCATCGCCCAGACACATTTGAACCACCGTGGCTAACCGTCACACCGCCACCCGGGTTCATCCCCCAACCGGTTAAAGACCGGGCGAGACAGTTGCGCCGTAAGGCAACCAGCGCAGTCACCCCACCTGCCGGGCAGAACACGCCGCCCGATGTGCTGTCTGGGCTGCGGCGCCGTAACCGGCCGGTTCGACGTGCCCGGATCAGCGAACCAACCCCGCCACAGTTCAACCCGCCGCAGGCCCCGCCACCAGTTGGCCAGGTCAGCAAAATGTTGCGCCGCATCCGCCGCCAAACCGTGTTCCCCACCCCCGCTCAGGCCGCCCCGACCCCGCCGCCGTATCCGCCGCAACAGTCCAGTGCGTTGGCCCGCGCCTTGCGCCGTATCCGTCGCCAAACCGTCACCCCCGTTCGGGGACAGGTCAACCCGCCGTTCCCACCGCAAACCAAGCCGTCTAGGGTTCGTCGGCTACCTGGCCGCCGCCACTTCACCGCGTTCACCGTCCCAGCCCAACTGGCCGCCACCGACTTCATCCGGGTACGCAGCTTCAGCCGCACCAAGCTAGCCAAAGCAAAGAGTCGTATCACCCCGGTACCATTCACCACCACCCAGGCTGGCATGGTGCTGTCTGGCCGCCGCCGTATCCAACTGCGGGTGTGGCCCACCGTCGTTACCCCACCAGCTGACCAGGCACCGCCCCCGGCCCCGCCCCCGTATGTGCCCCCGCCCGTGCGCGCGTGGATGCGCGAATCCCAGCTGGCCCGGCCCCGCACCGCGACCCCAGTCCCGCCGCAGATCATCGTCATTGAACCGGATCACATCTTTGAACCGTTGCTGGACACCGCGTTGCGTTGCCTGTGTGAGGCTGTGGCCCAACTTCCCGTTCCGCCGTCTGAGTGCTGCCACCGGTCCGGCGATCACGTCACATTCGACGTGACGGAATGCTGCAACGGGTTGGCGTGGGTGCGGTTCGTGTCGGCAGTGTCCACGGATGAAGAATCCTTCCCAGGGGGTCGGGAAGACATTGAGGTATGCGAACTGCCGGTACGGGAGTGGTCAGTTCAGGTGGAACT